GGATATCTTGTTTGTTTAGTGCCATTGCTACCTTCCTGTTGGGGCGCGGAAATCGCGCCCCAACTTTGAACCATTACGTGATGGTGGGCTTGCCGGTCGGGGTGATCATCACTTCGGCGGTGTACAGACCTTCCATCTCCACCAGGCGCGTGATCTCTTCGATGTGCGCGCTGAAGGCGATGGTCTCGTCCGAGCCGTCCGGGGAGACGACTGACATGTTGACCGGGTTGTCGCTGTCGAATGCGGTCTGGACGGCGGCGTGGGTGGCTTCGTCCGAATCCCAGCCAAGCACGACCTTGAACGGTTCCGCCGAGCGTTTACCCGAGGCAATGCGCTTCGCCCAGCCGCCGGTGGCGCTGTGCGGGGTCGCATCCGCGATGAATTTCTTGAATTTGGGCATCTCCGAGCCTTCGAGCAGGTAGGTGAGCGCGGTGAGCGTGGTGCCCACGGTGATCTTGACCTGCAGGCCGAAGCCTCCTTCTGTTCCTGCCATAGTTCACACTCCTTTAAACTTATAGTGAATGACGATATCGAAACGGATCGAGGGTTTTTCGGCGCCTGCCGCCCAGTCGTCCGTTATCTCCGTTTTGCAAAACTTCACACTTGCCGATCCCATCGCGCCCTTGTAACCGTCGAGCGCGGCGCGCAGGGCGTCGGCGACCTCGTGCGTGACCAGGGCGGCGCTCTTCGAGGCGGTCGCCTCATATTGCAGGTCGACCTGGATGCGCGCCTTGTAGTAGTTCAATGCGCCGCCGTGCTTGAGCTCCTGTACGTCGTCGATGACGGCATAGGACCAGCCGCTCACGCCCTGCGGGACTTCGTTCGGATATCCGTTCCCGGCGCTGGCGACGTTGGATGCGATATAGGTCACAAGACCGGCGCAGATGACCGCGCTCATGTCGTTGCCGCCTTTTCGATCTCGCGTTTCAGCACGGCGCCCATTGCCTTGACCGCATCCTCGCCGCGGTTATCCACGGCGGGGCGCAGGAAGGGGCGCATCTTCACGCCGCCAGTCTGTCTCGCGCTGGCGACAAAGACCGTGCCGTCCCTGCCTTCGAAGCGCAGCATGCCCGCGCGTTTGGCTTGGATGTCGTGCGGTGTTGCGCCAAACTCGAAGAACCGCAGATACCAGTGCTTGGCATCGGGACCGATCGCGGCGAATTTGCCGTTGCTCTTGACCACACCCGCGAACTTCGGGTCGATCTTCTTGCGCAGGGTGCGACCACCGACGATCCGCAGGACCAGACCGGCGCGTCCCAGGCGGGCGTTCGCTTCGTCGTAGATCAATTTGCCGCCCGCCAGCAGGGCTTCCTCGATGATCTCCTTGCGGACCGCGCGCTCGAGCTCCTTTAACTGCGCCTTGAAACGCGCATACGACCGCGGCTCGAGCGAGAGGCGGGCTTTGACGTTTCCAGCCATGCGCGGGCGGGCTGCCATTGCTACTTGTCCTGTTCCTTCTTGACGGCGGTGCCCGTCACCGGCTTGGGCGCGGCGCTTGTTTCCGCGGCAACAGCCTCGCCGCGGGCGATCAGGCGTTTGCCTTCGGCATCGCTGACGTCGACCACGGCATCCTTGCCGTACACGCCGCCGTTGACGACGTTCTCGCGCAACAATTTGACTTTCATTGGTTCACCTCGTACTTTCCAAAGAGCTCCACCAGCGGACCGCTGACTGCCTTGATACGCTCCGGGTGGGGGCAGTGCTCGAACGCGCCGCGCCACAGGTCGAGATGGTAGTTCAGCGGTGTGTTGAAGATCGGCAGGGCCGGGTTGTACTTGACCGGGTGACAATATTTCACGTCGCCCTGGTAGCAGTCCATGCCGCACAGCAGCACCGGGTTGTAGCCCATCCAGCAGGCGTACCAGGTCGCCAGGCAGGAACTTTGGTTCGCGTCCCACCAGTCCACCGGCAACTTGACGTGGCTGTTCTTCCACGGGCAGACGACGACTCCGCTGAAGTCTTCCATGACATCTGCCACGCGCGGCGACCAGCTCAGGCGGTCCTGGTAGACCAGCACATGCGGGCCGCAGTGGTGGAAGGCATGGTCGTTGACCGCGATCAGCAGGCAGTCCTCCGGCAATCGTTTCAGATCTTCGGGCAGGCTGGGACCTCCGCCCAGGATGGCGGCGGGACTGCGCCTCACGGTTGCACCTTGCGGCATTCGAGTTCCAGTTCGCGCACCCGACCGTACAGGTCCTTGATGACTTCGATGTCGTACACGTCCGATCCGTGGACAACCTGCATGGTGGTCGTCACATCCGTGCGGTAGCGGACGATGAATTTGGTCAATAGCGAGGCGGCATCCTGCCCGCTCTCCCGGTTCTCCGCCCCGGTCCAGTCCTGCTTCTCCGCCCAGACGGTCGCCACGGTCGAGCCGGTGCCATACGCACCGCCCATCGCATCGCGCGAGCCTGCCGCGTTGCGAATGGTGATCTGATGACGGTATTTCCCGGCGTTGATCATGCGCTCTCATCATCGGCGGGGTGCTTGAGCACCACCACATATTGATTGGCGGAGAGGTCACCGGACTCGGTCTGCGCCAGGGCATCGTCCACGCTGACCGCGCTCTCGAACTTGGCAGACTGGTCGCCAGTGACGCCGACGACTCCCACCAGGCGGATGACGTCGTCGCCTTCGCGCGCGCCGGGGAGGTAGATCGAGCCCGCGCCGTTCACGCCGGTGAAGTGGTACTTGCGGTACTTGAGCGCCTCGGCTTCGAGCTGCAACAAGGTCGCGCGCACGGCCTGCGGCGCCTGCCCGATCAGCCCCGGGTTGTCGTACCAGTGCGTGATCAACATGCCCGCGGCGAGGATGGCGTTGTTATGGATGGTCGCATCCGCCGCCCAGTCGTGCCCGGTGGCGTTCTTGAGGTACTCGTCCACCAGGGGCAGCAGCTGCTGCATGACCGCATCCGTGGTTTGGGTGCGGATGAAATTCGCGGCTTGGGCGGTGGTCAGAACATGGGTCATTCAGGACTCCGGGGGACCTGCCTGCGGGCGCCAGTAAAACCCGCAGGCAGGCGGCGAATCAGGCGGGGAAGGTAGGTCCGCCTGGACTGCCAGTGTTTCTACGGCAACGGTTAGCCAAGCAGGGTCGCGATCGCTTCCTGCTTGACAGCCTTGACGCCCCACGCCAGACCGACTTCGAAGATCACTTCGTGGTAGGCGGGGTACATCGAGACGAGGAAGGAAATGCCGCTGTAGGCATCGGTGATGACCTGATGCTCACCCAGCGCGCCGTCCGGCAGTTTGGGCGTGCGGGTCAACAGATGCACGGCGTTGCGCTCGAAGGCGAAGTTGCCGGTATAGGCGGCGCCGACCGCGACCGGGTCATTGTTGACCCAGGCGATGCGGTTGCCGGGTTTGCTCAATCCGACCGCATTCGCAGCCAGTGCGGCATCCACCACGTACTTGTTGGTGTCGCGGCTGGTCTTGGTGTTGGTCAGGATGTCCCCGGCGAGGATCGTGCCGGAACCGGTATCGAGCACGAAGGACTCAGACCCGACCGCATAACCAGCGGTGAGGTTGAGCAAATAGCTTGCGCCGGTGCCAGGGGTGTGCGAGACGATCTGACCGCTCTGGCGCAGGTCGAAGCCTTCGAGCCGACCGAGATTGCCGTCGCGCAGCATCCCGCTCTCGCCCGCTTCGTTGACCTTGAACAGGTTGGATTGCTTGCCGCGCAGCTGGGCGGCGGCGGCGTTGCTGAGCACGAAGTTCATTTCGCCTTCGACCCACGCGCCGTTGTCTTCAAGGATCTTGCGGATCTGGGCAACGTCGGTCAGGTCGGCGGCCGTGGCGAACGGCGTGGTGCCTGCGGTGCCGTAGGCGCGCGAGGCATTCTGTTTGATCGCCGTGAATAGGTCGGTCTCGACCTCGTTGACAAGGGTGCGGAAGGCTTGCGCCATCTGCGCCTCGCGAATGGCGTCGTATTGCGAACCGACCGACGCCTGCTCTTCGCCGCTCCAATGGAAGGGCACCTTGCGCGATTTGTTGATCGTCATGGTGCCGGTGCCGACGGTCATGCCGCTGGGTTCAGTGGGCACGGCGGCGGGGGTGATATCCGACGCGCTCATGGCGGGCACGACCGGGTAGGTGATGTTCTGGTCCTTCGCGGCTTGTTCCGCCGAAGGATCGAGCATGACACCGCCGATGAAGCCCACCTGCTCGCGCAGGACGCGGTCCGCGACCTTATAGATGGTCGGGATCAATCCGGTAAGGGTATTTGCTGACATGGATTAATTACCTCGCTTTCAGGTTATTCGACCTTGCCGCCGCGCTTGGCGAAGGCAAGTCGTTCCCGCGGGGTCATTGCGTTGAACTCCGCAAGGGTCATCACATCCTTCCTGGCTTCATCAGCTTCGGGGGAGGTGGGGGAGGCGGGCACGAAGAGACTGGCGACGTCGCTGGGGGTGTTGGCTTTCACGAGGCGTTCGTACAGGGCTTTCTTCGCTTCGTAATCGGCTTGCAAGTCATCCAGCGTTGATTGCAGAGCCAGCGCGTCATGCGTTGCTTCTTCGGTTCCCGCAGACAACAGTTCGGCGATCTCGGCGGCTTGGCGTTCGTACTTGGTGCGCGCCGCGTTCAGAACATCGAGGGGACCTTTCAGATCGAGCATGGGTTAGTTCTCCTTTTTTAGAATTTTTTCGACACGTTCACGCAGGCTCTGCGCCTGGCGTTCAATCTCCGCCGCGGCAGGATCGCTGGAATCCGCTTGCGGCGTGGGGTTGACTTCTTCAGAAGACCGGCTCCGGGTGGAGGGCGAGCCGCCGCGCATCTGGTTGAACAGGCGCGCAACGGTCTGGTCGAGCGTTTCGATGCGGTCCGCCATCCCCAACTGCACGGCGTTCTGCGCGCCCACCACGCGCCCCTCGCCGTATCCGTTGAGCACATCGTCGGGGGATACCCCGCGATGCAGGGCGACCGCATTCACAAATGCGTCATACGTTTCGCGCACGCGGGTCTGGAGGGCGGCGCGGGCTTCGTCGGCAAGCGGTTCGTAGGGATTGCCTTCGGTCTTGTACTTGCCTTCTTTGATGATCGAGACCTTGATGCCGTCCTGTTCGAGCGCGCGGCTCACGTCCTGATGGACGGCAAAGACTCCGATCGAGCCGACATCCGCCGAGGGCGTG